GGTAGTTCGCGCTGCAACACGTTTTTAGTTGCAGAAATGTCACAAGGGGGTTGCCATTGCATGAAGCGCGCATTCAGGCTAATCATATGTTGCCGGAGCGCGGACCCACCCGCCTCCGGCGCGGCCATAGCACAAGAAGGAAAAGCCATGACAGGCAAAGAATTACCGACAATTTCTGACCTTCGCAAGAAGTTCGCCTATGATTCAGATAGTGGAGTTATATACTCTGCTGTAACCGGTAAGGAATATCCACCTAACAGTCGTGGATATATTCGACTCAACTTAGAAGGTCGGATTCTTCAAGGCCATAGGGTTGCTTGGGCATTGCACCACAACGACCTACCCGATCCATCGCTTGAAATTGACCACATAAACGGCGACCCTTCAGACAACCGAATTTCAAATCTAAGGTTAGTTACGCAAGCCGATAATTTGCGGAACAAGAACCTCTACAAAACCTGCAAGCATGGATATCCGGGCTTAATTTATGAGAAGAACAGGCATAAATGCTGGCGAGCGCAGATCGGTATCAACGGCACGATCAAAAAATTAGGTGCATTTAGGTGCAAAACTGCTGCTATAGTGGCCCGCAAGCAAGGTGAGGCCAGATATGGCTTCACAGGAAGATCGGGAGAACCCAAGTGGCAACTGTAAGTGAAGTCGCCAAGCATATTGGAGTAAGCTCCAAGTACGTCAACGACTTGATAAACGATGGCGTTATTGAGAGGCAGGGCCGTGGCCAATACGACCTAGATGTTTGCCGTGAAGCATACATTGCAAAGCTGCGCGAGGTCGCAGCAGGCCGCGCGGCAAACGGGGAGTTGGATCTTGGCGAAGAGCGGGCAAGACTGGCAAAAGAGCAGGCTGACGCAAAAGAGATGGAAAACGCGGTTGAGCGAGGCGAGCTTGTTTACATCAAGGATGTCTCATCGACTATTGAGAAGCAACTTAGCAAGGTCAAAACCAAGTTGCTCGGCATACCCACCAAAGCCGCGCCCGAAGCACACGCTTGCGCAACGGTTAAGGAGGTTCAATTTCTGCTGGAAGAGCGAGTGAAAGAGGCGCTGAATGATTTGGTCGGACTCAACACGGACGACACAGAAGAAGGCTCTTGAGGCGCGACTGCAAGGTTGCGTTTCAAGGGCGCTGAAGCCGCCGCCCAAGCTGACTGTAAGCGAATGGGCGGACAAATATCGCCAGCTATCCAGCGAAAGCAGCGCAGAGGCCGGGCGGTGGTCAACTAGCCGTGCGGAATACCAGCGCGGCATGATGGATGCTGTCTCTGACCCCAACATCGAAAACGTGGTTTTGATGACCGGCGCTCAGATAGGCAAGACTGAACTTATCAACAACGTAGTCGGCTATCACATTCACCAAGATCCGGCTCCGATGCTGGTGGTTCAGCCAACGCTTGAGATGGCACAGACATGGTCGAAAGACCGATTGGCCCCTGCTATCCGGGACACACCCGCCCTCAGCGCCAAGATTGGCGATCCTCGCAGCCGGGACAGCGGCAACACGACCTTGCACAAGGTCTTTTCTGGCGGACATGTCACGGCTTGCGGGGCAAACAGCCCTTCCTCGCTGGCATCTCGGCCCTGCCGCATCATTCTGTGCGACGAGGTGGACAGGTATCCTCTCTCAGCGGGCAGTGAAGGCGACCCGGTTGGGCTGGCCAAGCGTCGATCCGCTACTTTTTGGAACCGCAAGATCATCTTGGTCAGCACCCCGACAGAAAAGGGCGCAAGCCGGATTGAGCAGGCTTACGAGGAAAGCGACAAGCGCAAGTATTTCGTGCCTTGCCCTGATTGCGGCGAAAAGCAGACCCTGCACTGGTCGAATGTCAGGTGGCAGGAGGGTCAGCCGCAAACAGCCGAGTATGCCTGTGAGCATTGCGGAACACTTTGGACCGACGCTAAGCGGTTCCAGGCGATCCGGTACGGAGAGTGGAGGGCAACAGCGGAAGGCGACGGCAAGACGGCTGGGTTTCATCTCAGCGGTCTGTATTCGCCGTGGACCCCGATGGAAGACACGGTGCGAGACTTCTTAGCGGCCAAGCGCGATCCTATGCGCCTGAAGACCTGGGTGAACACCTTTCTTGGCGAAAGCTGGGAGGAGCAGGGCGAACAAATTGACGAGCATGACCTTCTTGATCGGCGCGCGGACTGGGAAGGCGAGATTCCCGAAGAGGCGCTCCTGCTGACTGCCGGGATCGACGTGCAGGACGACCGTTTGGAATACGAGGTCGTAGCTTGGGGGAGAGGCGAAGAAAGCTGGTCAATTGAGTATCGAGCGATCTACGGCGATCCTTCCACGGCTGACCTTTGGCTGCGTCTCGACGAGGAACTGTTTCGCAGCTATGAGCATCCGGTTCATGGTGAGATGACGCTGCGCGCAGCCTGCATCGACTCTGGCGGCCACTATACGCAACAGGTCTACAACTACGCCAAGACAAGAGCGGGCAAGCGGGTGTTCGCAATCAAGGGCATCGGCGGAGACGCCAAGCCGATTGTCGGCAGGCCGACAAAGAACAACATCGGCAAGATCAACTTGTTCCCTGTCGGGACAGATACGACTAAGGAGTTGGTCTACGCACGTCTCAAAATGCAAGAGCCGGGAGAGGGTTACTGTCATTTTCCGATGGATCGGGATGAAGAGTATTTCCGAATGCTGACCGCAGAAAAGAAGATCACCAAGTATTTTCGGGGCAGGCCGAAAAAGGAATGGGTGAAGGTCAGAACGCGGAACGAGGCGCTTGATTGCAGGGTCTACGCGATGGCTGCACTTGCCCTCTTAAATCTAAATCTTGAGGCTGTTTACAAACAGGCGCAAAATAAGGTACAATCCGTTAACCGGACAACTCCGCCACCAAAGCGCAGGGTGATGCCAAAGCGCAATAGTTTCGTTCACGGATACAAGTGATGGCCAACCTCTTCGACCCTGAGAACGCGCCCGAAGGCGAGCCGTTGGAGATTGTCGTTGGCGACTTTCTGCAATGGAAGCGCACGGATATTGCTGAGGATTACCCGCCTGCGAACTTTTCTGCTGAATACATTGCTCGGATCACGGCTGGCGGCGCAAGCGAGATTTCTTTGGCGTCCACTGAGGTGAATGGCATCTACCTTTTCACGGCGGACAGCGCGACAACGGCTGACTTTGACCCAGGTTACTACCACTGGCAGTTGGAGATCACAGAAACGGCCAGTGGGAACCGTCTTGTTGTGGATCGCGGAGCCTTCACGGCCATTGTGGACCTTGATGCAAACCAAGCAGACCCGCGCACACATGCTGAAATCATGGTAACAAAGATCCAGTCTATCCTTGAGGGGAAGGCGGATTCAGACGTGAGCAACTACAGCATTGCAGGCCGATCCCTGACCAAAATGACCTTCGATGAACTTATCTCGGCGCGTGATGTCTACCGCCGTGAGTTTCAGCAAGAGAAGGTCAGGGACCGCATCAAGCGCGGGAAACCGAGCGGCTCAACTGTGAAAGTGAGGTTCAGTTAATGGGATTTCTGGACCTATTTAAGCGAACTCCTGCGCCTCAAAAGAAGCGTATGTATGCCGCCGCCGGAAAAGGGCGGCTTTTCGCTGATTTCAGGCCGGGTGACAGAAGCGCAGACAGTGAGATACGCTGGGCGCTTCCTGATCTGCGGAATCGGTCGCGTGATCTTGAGCGCAACAACGAATATTTCCAGCGGTATCTGCATCTGCTTCGCACCAATGTCGTGGGCGAACAGGGGTTCAAGCTGCAAGTGAAGGCCCGTAACCCAGACGGCACGATTGACCGGGGCGGCAACCGCATCATCGAAAACGCATGGCGTGAGTTTGGGCGTCTTGGCGGGCCGACCGTTGACGGTCAGATGAGCCTGCTTGACCTGCAAAACCATATCATCACTGGCCTTGCCCGCGATGGCGAGGTTTTCCTGCGTATCGTCAAGGGCGCTTCGTTCCGGCACCAGATTGCGTTGCAGGTTATTGAGCCTGACCGCATTGATGACGAGATGAACGAGCGTTACCGCAATGGGAACCAAGTTCGCATGGGTGTGGAGCTTGACGAGTACCGCAAGCCTATCGCGTATCACATCCTGACCTCGCATCCGGGTGATTACGACTACACGACGCTTGCAAAAGGGCAGAAGCGCATCCGCCTGCCCGCTGACCAGATGATCCATGTCTACAAGCCGACAAGGGCTGGCCAGACGCGCGGAACGCCATGGCCAACGGCTGCGATCATGGCGCTCAAAATGCTGCATGGCTATCGTGAGGCGGAACTTGTTGCGGCTCGCACGGCGGCTTCCAAGATGGGTTTCTTTACGTCGCCAAGCGGAGACGGTTACACAGCCGACGACTACGAAGACGACTACACGCCCATCTACGACGCGGAAGCTGGCACATTCCACCAGTTGCCCGCTGGCGTGGAGTTCCAGGCGTTTGACCCCAGTCACCCGACAAGCGCGTTTGCCGACTTTGAGAAGGCTATTCTGCGCGGGATCGCGGGCGGCTTGGGGGTAAGCTACACATCGCTGGCAAACGACCTTGAGAATACGAGTTATTCGTCTATTCGGCAGGGCGCGCTGGAAGAGCGCGATTTCTACCGGACGCTGCACAGCTTTATGATCGACCACGTTCTTGACCCGCTTTACCGGACTTGGCTGGATCATGTTATGGACTTGGCGCTGATCCCGATTAACGGCATTGGCAAGTTCGAGAAGTTCACTGAGGATTACACGTTCCGCGCCCGTGGTTTCCAGTGGGTTGACCCGCAGAAGGAAATGAATGCGGCGGTGATGGGGCTTCAGAACGGCATTCTCAGCCACACCGACATTGCCGCTAACTATGGCCGAGATGCTGAAGAGACATTCAGTCAGATCCAGCGAGACAAGGAAACGGCTGACAGGTACGGCCTGACGATGGCTTACGAGCCGTTTGGCGATAAGCAGCCTGTGCCTGCCGAGATTGAGGGAGGCGATGATGGCTGATTCCTACAAGCCGACAGCCGGAATGCGAGAAGAGGCCCAGCGCGGTCTTGACTGGCGGGAAGAGTATGATCGTGGCGGTACAGAAGTTGGCGTTGCCCGTGCGCGTGACATCACGAACGGTCGCAACCTCTCAGCCGATACCGTCAAGCGCATGTTTAGCTTCTTCAGCCGCCATGAGGTAGACAAGCAGGCCGAGGGTTTCAGCCCCGGCGAGGACGGTTATCCGTCGGCTGGCAGGATAGCCTGGGCACTTTGGGGCGGTGACGCGGGCTTTTCTTGGTCGCGGCAAATTGCGGATCGTCTGGACGACGAGCGGTCGTGGGAACAACGCCCTTACCCGAATGAACACGCCGCCCGCATCCAAGACCCAGACCAGTACGACGACTTCCGCCGTGAGAACAACGTGCCTCAAGATGGCGTTGACTACATCTTCGGCATAAAGGACGACAGTAGCGAGCTTCAGTCGATCCGCTTTGACCGTGAGCTTTTTACTCCCGCCGCTGCCCGCGCATGGCTGGATGAAAACAGTTTTAGCCCCTTGGAGTTCGAGGAGGCGACTGGCGAGCGGTCAGAATTGCCAGAAAGCAACAATGATGGCATAATGCCTGAAATAAGCGAGGGCGATATGACTGAAGAGAAACGCGCAGAGCCTGGCGAACTTTCCGTCGGGGATTGGGTCGAATGGGACTCAAGCGGCGGCGAAGCCTATGGCCGCATCGACCGAATTGAGCGTGACGGGCAAATCAACGTCCCTGACTCCGACTTCACTATCAACGGTGACGCGGATGATCCGGCGGCGCTGATTGAGGTCTACCGCGAAGGTGAAGACGGTTGGGCTGCGTCCGGCGTGATGGTTGGGCATCGGTTCAGCGAATTGCGCAAGGTCAGCAAGCGCAGCGCCGTCGCCAAGATTGAATACCGCGCGACCAGCATCGGCAACGACGCGATTGATGAAGACAATCGGCGCGTTCGCATTGCTGTTTCAAGCGAAGAGCCTGTGGAGCGTAGCTTCGGGGCGGAAATTCTGGACCACTCGGAAGGCAGTATTGATCTGGACTTCCTGAATAGTGGCCGCGCGCCTTTGCTGCTGGATCACGATCCGCGTCAGCAAATTGGCGTCATTGAGTCAATTACGTTGGATGGCTCGGCCCGTAGGTTGCGGGCGACGGTGCGTTTCGGAAGGAACGGGCTGGCCAAAGACGTATTTGAGGATGTTGTTGACGGCATTCGCGGCAACATCTCGGTCGGGTATGACCTGACCAAAGCACAGCTTGAGCGTGAGGGCAAAGAAGGCTATCGCGTGAAGGGCTGGATGCCTATGGAAGTCTCAGTAGTCAGCATTCCCGCCGACCGGACAGTCGGCGTGGGGCGTAACGCAGATGACGACCTTCGACACCTTAAACCTGCAACACCTCATAAGGAGGATGCTACCATGACTGATGAAAATCAGATCGACGTGGAAGCGGTGAAGGCCGAAGCTGCCCGTTCCGCTGCCAAAGACACCGCCGAGATGTATCGTCTCGCCGCAAAGCACAATAAGCGTGATCTTGCCGACAAGGCAATTTCAGAGGGCAAAGACCTCGCCGCATTCCGTGGGGAACTCTTGGAGGCCATTGGCAACAAGCCGTTGGACGATAAAGAGATCGGCATGGAGCGCAAGCAGGCGCAGGGCTTCTCTCTGATGCGCGCAATTCGTGCGATGGCAAACCCCAACGACCGTAAGGCGGCTGATGCTGCTCGTGGCGAGTTTGAGGCATCCGCCGAAGCCGCCAAGCGCGCAGGCATTGATCCGCAGGGCATCTACATCCCAACGGATGTGCTTCGCTCGTGGGGCAAGCGTGACCTGAATACCTCGGACGATTCGGCAATGGTTGCCGAAGACTATCGTGCGGGTGACTTCATCGACGTTCTGCGGAACGCTTCGTCGGTGATGCAGGCAGGCGCAACGATGCTGACCGGCCTCGTGGGTGATGTGAAGGTCCCGCGCAAGTCCACCGCTTCGCAGGCAGGCTGGATCTCGACTGAGGGCGGCGCGGCTTCTGAGTCCGAACCGACTTTCGGCCAAGTCACGATGTCGCCCAAGACGCTTGGCGCGTTCACCGACATCACTCGCCTGATGATGATGCAGTCGAGCCTCGATATTGAGGCACTGGTCCGCAACGACCTCTCGACCGCTCTGGCCCTGGCGATTGACAACGGCGCGCTTCAGGGCGACGGCAATTCTGGTGCGCCCACCGGCATTAAGAACACTTCGGGCATCAACGCTCCGACTTCGTTCGCCGCCGCAACGCCGACCTTCGCAGAAGTGGTTGCTATGGAGACTGCGGTTGCCGAGGATAACGCTCTTATGGGCAACCTCAGCTACATCCTGCCCGCAGGCATGTACGGCGCGCTGAAGACCACAGTCAAGGACGCTGGCTCCGGTCAGTTCGTGGTTGAGCCTGGCAACACGATCAACGGCTACCGTTCGATTGTGTCCAACCAGGTCACTGCTGGTGATCTGTACTTCGGCAACTTCAGCGACCTGCTGGTTGGCATGTACGGCGGCTTGGACATCACGGTTGACCCGTTCACCAACAGCACAAGCGGCACAGTCCGCATTGTCGCGCTGCAAACGGTTGACGTTGCAGTTCGCCACGCTGTGTCCTTCGCCTTCAACAACGACGGCGCATAATGCTAAAGTGGTCGAGCCATAAAAAAAGTGGCTCGGCCACGACCTCTGAGGAGAAACCAATGCCCTACGTTGTTCTGAAGTCTTGTTTTGCAGCGGGCGGTCGCCGCGCCGCTGGTGACGTTCTCAATATCCCTGCCGATGAGGCGCGCAGCCTGACCGCAATGGGGCGTATTGAGTACCGTCCGCCTGCTCCGAAAGAAGACCCACAGGACCGCTCCGTTGGTCTGGGAGATGATAAACCGAAGACCCGTGGCCGGAGGAAAAAAGCATGAAGATTAAGCTACTGGCCAAAGCATCTTGGGGCGGTAAACAGCGTAAGGCGGGAAGCGTACATGACGTTGACGCCGTGACGGCTGAGAAGCTGATTTCGCGCGGGTATGCAGAGAAGTATATCCCGGAAGAGGAAAGCAAAGATGCCGATCAGCCTGAATGAAGACATTCTGACATTGTTTGATCTGGATGACTTTGCGGTCGCCGCTACTTATGAGGGCGGCTTGATAAACGGCATCTTTGACAATGAGACTGTTCCTGTTGATGCTGGCGGCTTTGCGCAGGTTCACCAAGAGCAACCCCGCTTCACCTGCCGCACCTCTGATTTGCCAGACATCGCAGAAGGCCAAGCTATTGTTATTTCTGGGCTGACATATGACATTAAGGCTTGGGTGCATGACGGCACAGGCGTGACGACCTTGCAGTTGGAGCGAGCCTGATGGCGCACGTCAGAACCCAGATACGCAACAGAGTTAGCGCCGTTCTGGAAGGCGGCGTGACGCTCGTGAGCGGGCGCGTGTATAAGTCTCGGGTGTACCCGCTATCAACGGACAATCTTCCCGCTATCACGGTCCTGACCGGATCTGAGTCGTCGGCCCTTATGGCGATGGGAGCTAAGACGCTTGACCGCGTGGCTACGATCTTTGTGGATTGCTATGTGTCCGTGACCGACAGCTTTGACGATGACGTTGATGCTCTGGCGGTTCAGGTTGAGTCGGCCATTGCGGCTGACTTCACGGTCAACGGCTTGGCCAAGACCGCGATCCTGCGTTCAACAGATATAGACTTTAGTGGCGAGAGCGAAACGCCCGTTGGCATTGCCCGCTTAACTTACGAGGTCCGATATGTTACGACTATCGGAGACGTGGAAACGGCCAGATAACAGGAGGCTCCTATGGCTACACATACCGGCAGCGAGGGGACCGTAAAGGTCGGTTCCGACGCAATTGCAGAGGTCCGTTCCTTTTCAATCGAGGAAAGCGCGGACACTCTTGAAGACACAAGCATGGGCGACACAGCCCGTACTTACAAGTCATCGCTTACCAACTACACCGGCAGTATTGATGTTCTGTGGGATGAGACTGACACCGCTGGACAGGGCGGCTTGACGATTGGCGCAGAGGTTGAGTTGAACCTTTACCCTGAAGGCGACACCAGCGGTGACACCTATTACACCGGCAGCGCCATTGTGACGGGGCGCACGATCAACAGCAGCTTCGACGGTCTTGTTGAGATGTCCATCTCTGTGCAGGGTAACGGCGCGTTGGTTGAAGAAACCGTAACCTAAAGGGGAAGCCTGAATGAGTATTGCGAAGCAAATTGCGGCCAAGCGTGAAGCGCAAGAGCGCAGCTTTGCAGACGTTGAAGAATGGGGCGAGGAGGATCAACCTCTTCGCCTCTTCTTTAGCTCTGTTACCGCGCGCGATATTGAGAAGGTGCAGCGCAAGCACAAGGACTTTCTCAACAACACGACCATGAGCGCGATGGTTGAGATGATTATTCTCAAGTGCGAGACGGCTGACGGTGAAAGGGCGTTCACGCTTGAGGACAAGCCTATCTTGATGGGTGAACCGATTGGCGTGATTGCTGGCCTGTTCGGCAAGGTGTTCGGCGCTGAGACTGCGGAAGACCATGAAAAAAACTGAGGGGCGACCCATTTCGTATGAACCTCATTTGTTTGGCTGATCGGCTAGGCAAGACGATTGGCGAGATTGAGGAGATTGCACTAAGCGAGTATAACGAATGGGTCT